TATTGGATTCCCAAGTTCATTCTTAATTTCTTGGTCATTTGTAAAAAGATATGTCACACTATTCTCCAGCCATTTCTATAAATCATTTGTATTCCACCGTTATCTAATTGTATTATAAATCCACCTGCATCGTTATCAACATTGCCTTGGACAGTAATAGGATTGGTCTCTGCGTTACCAGATTCATCTTTAATTATAAGCATTCTACCTGAACTTGGAGTAATTGGCAATGTAATAGTAACTGGACCAGCATAATTTACTCCCATGTAATATTCATCACCATCAACTATATATGTTGGAGTATCTATTAATAATGTACTAAAAATTATGTCATGTGGATTAACTTCAGCAAATTCAAACTTCTTTAAAGTATCATTATATCTAAGGTATCTACCATCCATAATAGATGGTCTATAAACATCATCTAACCATCTTAGATTAACTTCACCAGATCCAGGACCTAAAGCAGCAATTTTACCTATTGCTTGTTCCATGAACTTTAGTTTTTTACGGATATCATCCATCTGAGGAGTAACTAAATCTGGATCAGGTTGTTGGAATGATTTACCAGTATGTATTTTTTCTATTTCTGCCGGAGAATACTGCTGAGATGCAGGTTTAATTTCAGGAACTGGTACTTCTTCTATTATTTGAGCAACTTCTTCTATCTGCTCGGCAACTTCAATAATGACTTCATCAAATCGATGTTCTAAAGGTTCTACCTTAGTAGCAATCTCAGACAATTGAGCAAATAAAGAACCTAAATCAGATTTAACATTCTCTTTTACAGTCTCTATCTTTTTATTAATTGGATCATTTATCTTTGCTTCAGATAATTGGCCAAATAAAGAACCCAAATCAGACTTGATATTCAGTTTGACTTCTTCTAACTTTTTGCCAACAGGATCATTTTCTTTATAATCCTTTTTACCTTCAGCAACAAGTTTTAGGAAATCTTCGAATTCACTCATTTTATTAATCCGTGCCTTTTAGCATTTTCAATAGATTGTTTATTCATTGCTACATATATATCTTTAATGCCATGATCTCGCATCCAAGCATATCGGTGTCTACCATTAGTGAATGATACATTGCCATCTTTATTTACATCAACTTCACTTGCTTCTATACTATTAGTTGGTGAATGATCTATAGAAACTCCAGGCACAAGTTCTTCTTTGCCTCCAAGTGCAAATAGTTCAAACCCTTTATATCTACCTTTAATAGAACCTACTCCACCTTTTCCAATATAAAAGTCTTTATCATTTTTAAAGGCAGTATCAAACTTGCTTGTGTTTATAATAACTAACTTATCTTCTTTAGATCTAGATGGAAGAGTTATATTAACTGATTTGCCATTTAATTTAATTTGATGAGATTCATCAATATAACTCTTGAATGTTTTCATAAGAAGTATTTGTCATCAGACATTTTAGGATAACGAGTAGCATTTTTCATAGCATAGGCTAAATCTTCAGCAAATACTTTAGCAGAACTAAGTTTTATAAAAACACATCGTCTTAGATCATTAACTCTACGAGCAAGTTCAGGTTCACCAGAATTGACAGACCATTCATTATGTTCCGTTCTAAAGATTGCTACTACTTTAGTAGGGATTTCCCACTTATCTTTTTCGATATCAATTTGATACCAATCCTTATTCACCTTTCTAATCTTTAAAGTATTTGCAGATTCAGTTAAAAAATCAGAGAATGATTTCATATGGCTTTCTCCGAATATATCCATTACTTTTTTAATTGCTGCTTCCTTATCTCTACCCTTTTGAGTACCCACCTCTCCAGATTTAACACTAATCATGGAAGTAAATACACCTTTCATTCTATTAGAACTTCTGGGATTTTTTAATTTAACTTTTGCTTGTTTAATTAAATCTTCAAAGGAAGAGTCAAGATCATATTGATATAGAATCTTTTTTAGATCTTCAAAACTTCGAGATTTCCAAACAACTTCTCTTTTTAATTGCTTGAATGAACCTGGTTCATAGGTAACTTTTCTCAACTGTATCTCTACACTTGATAGGTTAAATTCATATTCTTCATTTTCAGGAAGTTTAGAAGGAACTTTAATACCAACCTTTTTAAACAAAGTAGGTACAGGAGTTTCAATAGTAGCAACCTTAGTTAAACCTAATACTAAACCTTGCTTCTCGGCAGGTAGATCAAGAAAGTTTAATTTAAATCCTGCTTCAGTGCGGTCAAGTGCTATAATATTATCTATCTGGACTGAATATCCAAGTTCTTCATCATGATATCTAATAGTAACAATTTCACCTGTATTAAGGAACTTTTTGCCTTTATATCTTTCAGATTTAAATGGAACTATGACTGAATCAGGAAGTTTAGCAAGATGCGCGCCAAGTTCTTTTTTAACTGTAGCTTTATCTTTATTAGATTCAATATGAGTTATCAAATCTATATCGCCAAAGTCTTGCTTACTTAAATTTGAGTTATAAGAACCTGAAGGTTTTATTGAAACAAATCCAGGGAATTGCTTAACTACTTTTTCATATGAAGCAAGAAACTTTTTGAAGTGTTCTCTACTTTGAATCCTATCCGCTCCGGTGCTTCCACTCATCTTACAATCCTTTCAGTGCTGAGTTATCAGGCAAGAACTTTCCAGTCAAACCTAATTTTGCTTTACGTTTTTTCCAATCTGCCTGGAGATCATCTGGAATATCTGCTCTAGTACTATCAAGTATCTTCAAATAGATATCAATCATACTAGAATAATCTTTAGGCTTAAGTTTTGCTTTTAATAACTTATGTAGTTTGTAATAATCTTCAGCATCTGATCTGGTTATCTTCACACCAAGTTTCTTACCTAATACAGACAAAGCATCTTCTGGATTATGAGCAATAATAACTCCAGTATCTTTATCTTTAACACCAGTTACATGGTTAAATGAATAATTTGCAACTTGGAATGCAGACAACATCAACTGAGTTCTATGTAATCCTTTTACATTAGAATTTGCAGGATATGCTGCAGAATGATAAGAGAATGTTAACCATTCAAGGTCACCTATCATCCAATCAATCTGAACACCAATACCTACTTCATATCCTTTATCATTAATTTGGGGAAATAGTCCAAAGATATTACCATTAGTAACTTTCTTTTCATCACAATATAATGAAGGAGCATGTGAATTAATATACAATGTTAGTTCTTTAAGAAATGCTTTCATCAATAGCATTTCAGGAGAAGCAGACTTTGCTCTCTTTTCTAACTTAGCAAATTCTATATGAACTGCTTTAGGATCAATATTCCAATCAGACATAGATTTATCTGACATAGTATGATCAAGCAAACTCTTTGAATCAATACCAAGATCTATATCCCCACTCATAGGCTTTTTACCTACTGAACCAAGAGGTTTAAAATGATTTAGATTAAATATTGCAGCTTTCTTTGGAAAGATATGTTTAAGTTCTTTGAAATATGCTTCAAGTGTAGGAGCAATATGTTCTAATTTAATAGAGGCAGTTTTATCCTTAAATACATTGCCGCCTTCAGTTAAAAATGTTTTGAATGATTTCATTAATGTTTCCTAAAAATAAAGATATTGTTATTTATTACTTTATCATTTTGACCTTCATTCTTACATTATCTGCTTTATACGCATAAGCCCCGGCAGCAAATAGGAATTTTGATTCTGAAAAATGTTTCATATTAATTTTAATATTATCATTAGTGATATCAAGATATATTTGTTCTGCTTTAATTGCATTTGCTGCCTTATTTAATACATCTGAAAATGTATCATCATTATTGAATTTATCAGCTAATGAAACTGAAAATGCATAATAAATTGGATGATGATATTTACCAGTACCTAATGCAGCAATACTTCTCATAGAACTTATATTTGGTTTACCGTGACTTTTACCTGGAATTAGTTTATAAAATCGATCTAAAGTTGCTAAAAATTTATTGTATTGAGCTAGTGAAGGAATTTCTTTAGAATTAATTTCGGCAGCATTTAAGGCATTTTCAACTAACTTTGAAATACTATCTAAAGTAACATTTCCATTTATCATTTTTTGTAAAACTACATATTCAGGAGTTTCTAATATCTTTTCAGCATTTAATAATCCATCAATAATTTTATCATAGGCAACAGACATAATAGCATTAAATGCTTTAACTTCATCTCTAGTAGCTGATTCAGGAGGTTTACTATCTGGAGGAATTATTGAGTTTAGTGATGCATTAGCGCCAGCTTCATATTTGGCAGATACATTAAGTGGCGGAATTTTAGATGTTGTTGAAAAGTTTACAATGAAATCAGCAAGTGGATTATTTTCTTCCTTTGGAAAAAAGATGCTTTCTGCATTAGGTTTATTATATAAGCACCAAATAGCTAAAACAATTTCGCCATAATTAGTACCTATCTTTTTTAAATCGGCTTTTGATATTGTCTTAAGTAATTTGCTAATATTAGGTGTTACAACTATTTTCTCCCCTTTATTTTTAGCAAGATTGATTAAATTTCTGCATAATTCTAATACTTCTAAAGGTAAATCTGAATTATTCTTTAATCCTTCTTCTATAAGACTATTTACATTTACTTTAGTTAATATTTTGCCATTAAGTTTTAATTTAACAGGTGTTAGGTCTTTTTTAGATAAAGCACCTTTTTCACCGATAATAGATCTAAAATAAAATGAATTGATTGGTGAAATTTTCACTTCATAAGAATCATAAGTACCTGAAATACTTCTAGCAATAGGTCCAGATAGACTTTCTACTTTGGTTTGAGCCCCAAATATAGTTTTCATTATATTAGTGATACCATCAACACCACCTTCTATTTTACCTGTAATAGAAGGTATGGCAGTGGGATTTCTTGTATCATTATAATATTTAACTACAACAGAATTAAAATGATCATTTATATGTTTTATTGAAGTATTTAATTTATTTTTAGTTTGAGTTTCCGTTATATACATTTTGAATGATTTCATGTAATTACCTAAATATTGTATTTATTAAAAGAAATCCTCGAGTGTAGATTCTTGTTGTTTAATACCTCTATTCCAATAATCATACCGATGATTCACTGGAGCAAGATGCACAGACTTTGGTTTTTCCATACATGTTTGCATAAATTCAAGTGGACTGCATGTATAGAATTGTTCAGGCCATTTAAAAACTGACCAGTTATTTCTATTGCACATTTCTATTAATGCATCGGTAAAATATTGTCTCATGTTATTTCTTTCTTGTCTAGAACCAAAGAATGGCGTACCTTTATACCAACCTGTTTTAGGCAATTTACGAGTCTCATCTTCTATAGGTAATGGTAAAACGACTTCAATATTCTTAATGTTTAATACCTTAAGTTGATTCTCATATTCAGATACTAAATCATCTACATATCGTTTTGGATTTTCTTCTCTACAGATATGATGTCTAATATCAATATTGCCATAATAACATGTAAGGTGAGTCAGTTGAGTAAGAAGAGTAAGGTGAGGAAACTTACTTAGTAATCCTGGCATGAAATCATCTATTTCTTTCGTAATAGTTTTTTTCAATACACCTGCAAGAGTTCTACCATCTTTACGAAATGTCATATATCCAGGTTGATAGGCAGAAAATGAATGACTATCACCTAATACTAATTTAGTTGTAACCTCAGGATGGATCATTTCAGGTATAGAGTTACAAACATTTGATAATGCATCCCAATCTATAGCAGACCAATATTCATCGGCATTCTTAAGTCGATTCTTACATAGTCTACCATAATCAGGCATAGGAATATCAAGAGATACTAATGACTTATTTTTATGTGTTAGAATTCGTTCGAAGAAGACAGCATTTTCTTTAGTTGCTCCTCCAAAGAGATTGAGAGTTTCTCCATCTTGTTCCATAGAATGATATAGAAATACAGTATCATAATCATCCCATGATTCTCCATGGAGAACATCAATCTTAATATTCAATGCATCTTCAAGTTGGCATTTCCTAAGCATAGCCCAACCAAATTTATGCGAATATTGAGATGATGTTAATTTACCAGGTAATAAATCTAAAGCATATTTTTTCATTAGAAGAAAGAGTCCAAAGTTGCTGTATTTTGTTTATTATATACTAATTGCTCGGCTTTGTACAACTCTTTTTCAATATCAATATTACCTAATCTAGATACTTTACGACGATCTATAGCTTTAGTATCATTGCGAATTTTACAGAAGATTCCATATTGGCACATTCCGACCTCCGATCCGTAGGTCATCATCTCAGTCTGGTCTTTACTTAGGATCTTGTTATTATTATGATCAAGTACATTATGAAAATGCTCATGAATCTTAATATCTCCAAACCCAAAGAACTTCTGATTATGTCTGAACCAGACTACAAGATCTCCATTAGTTATTTCCTTTGATGATGCCTTTGGAAATAATAACTTAAGAGTGTATTGAGCCCCAGGGCCAGGTTTAACAAAGTTCTCATCATTATCCCAATCTAATTTAGGATTCACTGAATTAGATGTAGTACAATGGTAACCATAATAAGATCCAATACCGTCAATCTGGGTTAATATTTTAAAGGTATCAGAAGCAGCATTTGATTCTTGCATCTGTTCAAAAAAGCCTCTTTCTCCTAATCCTGCTACCCAATCCATGATATTACCTGGGTGTACTTTATCTGCAGTAGGACCAAATCTTTGTAATTGATACTTGTTTGCTGCTCCAAATAAAGAAGTACGTAACTCAGTAGATCCATAGATTGGCAATTTAATTGATGCTGCTAACTCTAAATTCTTCCGTACGCGGGTACGCTCGTCTGAGGTAAAATAGTTCTCAAAATCAACATGAGCAGTCTGTGGATCATTATTTCTAGTAGCTATATGATGAATACCTCTAGCTCCATAAAAATGTGAGATGATTGTATTACCAATCTTATTATGAATAGAGAGTTTTTCATCTGGTAATGATACTATATTCTTCATAATATAGACCATCCGGTCATCACATGTAATCATTGGATGAAAATACTCTGTATCAGGATTTAATGCATATTCTGTATACTCATATTTGTCTGTTAATCCATATTGCCATTCAGTTCTTTTGTTAACCTGTTCAACAAAATACTTGAAGTCAAGAAACTTCTCTACGTCGCATATAGAGAAGTACTTATCAATAGGATAATCAGCATTATTAGATACAAAGTTATTTGCTTCTACATACTCTTTGCCGGTAGCATCTATCATTCTGTATCCTTTGTATGACGAACATTTTCTTTTTCTGTAAGATCATAAATTGGATTTCCAAATTTGTCTCTTTTTACGTTTTCAAGTTCTTCTAATCCTCCATGATTAACCCAAACCGTTTTAGTAGGAAGTGCGTATAGTTTTATTAATTTTTTAATTTCTTTAAGTTGAATATAATCATCATCGTAGTGAATTCCAATTATAATTCCTTGTTTAAATAATTCCCAAATTATATTTCCTTTATGAGTTCCAGAAGATTCTCTTGTTTTTTCTATAAAAGGCACTGGATTAAAATATACTTTATTATGAATTTCTTTAAGCTTAAACATTTCTAAAGTTACCTCACTTTCTTCAAATGAACGACCTGTTATAACTATATCATTAGGACCTGGATAAATACCTAAGGTTATAACTCCATCACAATCAAAACTATTAATCATAATAGTTTTAGGTGGAGCTTTTTTACACCTACCTAAATGCCAACGTTGCATATTACCTAAACCAGCTCCAATACCACAAAATGGACATACACTCTTTTCCCTTGGTATTCCTTTTTGAGAATCACTTAATTTTTTATAATGCTCATCTGATTGTCTAGTGATTTTACCTTTTCTAGCATTTGATATTTTTGCTCTAATATATTGGTTATGTTTATGATCATCGGTGTATCCTTTTCCACCTTGCATACCATTCCAACCCATTTGTTCATTAGGTCTTAATTTATTTTCAATTAAATATGCTGCATCAGAAGAATCAAAAATATATAGTATATGTAAATCATCATAGGTTAACTTATACTTTTTAATAGCATTGCCGACATGTGAATCATTTTTAGAATGATCAGAAAATCTTTTTATAGTATTTTGGGTTACTCCTATATACCCTGAGTTAATATTTCCAATATCTGCGTTTTTACAAATATGATACACATACCATTTATTCATAGTCTGTTTGGCCTGCTTGGAAAGTATATGGTAAATCCTTTGCTATTGGTTTATTTTCTATTAATTGAGGTTTAGTTAACTCAGTCAATGTTCGTCTAGCCAAGGCATCACATTCAAACTTTGCATCTTCTGTTTTCAATTGCAAAGGCGGAGTTTTTTGAGTCCATGCTGAAGGACCTCTTAAAAATCCAACAATACCCATTTCGGAAGCAACTTTACAAAATCTAATTGCCGATATAACTACACCACCTGAATTTGGACTATCTTGAACAGATAATCTAGCAGTTAATTCATATCTAGCTCCGGCAAAACCATAACCAATAATATCAATATTACATACTTTATTATCAGAACCTACGTAAGTACCACCTGGTTTTTGCTGAACAGTTAATGAAGGACCTGCATATAATGTCATACCTGAATATGGTTCATTACGTACAATATTCTGACCTTTCAAAACATTCTCTTTTGAGATGTGTTTATTATGCAATCTTTCTTGCTTAGCCATATTTAAGAAATCAGTGTTTGCAGTTCTTCCAGTACGGATATGCTCTTGACCTTGTGTAGAACCACAGGCCATATTCAATTGAATATGTTGAGTTACTAATATACCTGAATCTATCATAGCACCTTGAAGAACTTCAGACAATCTAGAAGCACCCCAAGCAGATCTCATATCAGAACCAACAATTGTAAGGCCTTTATCAATAAACTTCTGTTCAATAATCTGAGTTTCTTTAGTGGCAATTATAGTTGGGATACAATTAACAAAATGTACACCTGCTTCTAATGCTACATCAAGATAAAATCTAGTAGCCTTTTCTGAACCTACTGGGAGATAGTTAATAAGTACATCTACACCAGTTTTCTTAACTAGTGTAACAATATCATCGTATGATTTTGCCGCTTCAGCACCCGTTCTAAATGAAACAT